TCGGGGCGGGCGGATTTGCCACGGCTTCCATAGGGAGATCCGCCGACCTCCCTTTAATAAAAATTTTTCTGTCGGGGCGGGCGGATTTGCCACGGCTCCCGTAGGGAGATCCGCCGACCTCATTAAAAAACTCTTCTAAGTAAGAAGAGTCTTTGTCGGGGCGGGCGGATTTGCCACGGCTCCCGTAGGGAGATCCGCCGACCTCATTAAAAAACTCTTCTAAGTAAGAAGAGTCTTTGTCGGGGCGGGCGGATTTGAACCGCCGACCTCACGGTCCCGAATAGTGGGCCTGATTACAAGACCGACCTATACATGGTTATGGCCTGTTTTGAGACATGCGCTCATCGGTTCGAGGTTCCGTGTGTTCTGTGGTTACTCTCCTTTCATTTGATATAAATTACTTGTAATAATAGAACTTATGTGCTATTATTTAATCCATGGAGGACAGTATGATATTTATCGATGTCAATTATCCAGACTATGAGTTCCGGTTTGAATATGTGAAACCGTGTTTGGCCATAATCTCAGTTGCCAGGACTTCGGCTCCAGGGGAAGATCTATCCCAACCGCGAGCTCTGTATTCTGAGAGTATCTCTGACGCCGCAGCCTTAAATCGCTCCCAAACCTCGGGAGGATAGGCCTCAGCGATCATTGAATCTTCTGGTCTGGTGTATCCACATATATCCATAATTGAATAGTCGTTGAGTCGTTGTCCTGCTAATGCTGCTGCACGCTCGCTGATAGTAGTTCTTTTTCCGCTGAGTATTTGTGTTAGATAAGGCCTCGACATTCCAATAAAAGCAGCAAAGTCAATCTGTGATCCTATTCCATTTTCTAATTGCCATTCCAAATATTTACGTTCGAACCATTTTCCTAATTCGGTTTTCATAAATTCATTATACAGATTCTAAATAACTAAATCAATACCCTTGACAAGGTTTGGTTATTGTGTATAATATTGGTTAATGATTAACGCAATCAATAACAATTAACCAATATAAAGGATGTTTATGCCAACTAATCACACCACAATTCCAGAAATTGTCAAGAAATATCGCCAAGAGCAGCAGCTCACTTTGCGGGAATTCGCTGAGGCGCTAACAACCTGCTGTGGAGAGTCTGTCACATATCAGACCATCCACAACTGGGAAAACGGCGTGCACAAGCCGAGCAAGTGGATCCTTGTCCGCACCCTTCGAAAGTGCGGTGATTGGCGCTTTGACTTTGCGGATGAGTGTTTGTCAGTAATTGACCCCAAGATTTGGGGAGATATATCAACCGAGATGATTTCACAAAAGGAGAATTGATATGAGTTTCGTGGATTACCAGAGAGATTATTCAGATGGACCAGACGGGGAAGATGTCATGTTGGCACATTTTGCCAGTCTGGACAAAGGGCCTGTTTTTCATTGTCCTCATTGTATTGATGTTGAGTGCGAGATGGAGAGTACTCAGCGAATAGATTATCGCGGTGAGGCGATCTACAGGCCTTCAAATATTGAACTTGTTGAAAGTTATGTTTGGAAGTGCCCGCGCTGTAATAAGCGCTGGTCTGTTGACGAAATTCCATTTTAGTTAAACCAGGTCAAAAAGGAGAAACCATGACCACCACTTTTGCAATATTTGTTTTTATCGTCTCTGCCATTTGCTTAATATGGATTGAACTTGATAACCGTACCTATGAGAACAGGAGGAATAAACATTCACAAATCAAAGAAACACAAAAACTGAACAACCGAACATCCAATTTACCGAACAGCAAACTATTTATAAGGAGTAAAAAATAATGAGTAACCAGAACTATGTTGACCCCTTCTCATCTGCTGATAATGCTGATGAGCGCCAATTCACCAATGAATATTGGGGAGAGGTGATCGCAGATGCCTTTTACTGTGTTTTAGAAAAGGGCATCGGAAAAGTTTTATTTGACGAGAAAGTCCACCCGCTGGATCGACGCCTTACGGCCGTAAAGCTGGAGGTCATGCCACTGGCAGAGATGAATCTGAAATTCAACCTTTTACGTGATGTGATCGCGGAATTCAAAGATTGGACAGCAGTCACCCTGCCAAGTATCAAGCGGCTCGGTATCAGTCTGCGAGAGTTGAACGGTAAGTTCGTGAAGTGCAAGCTCTCACCAACGGGGGAGACATACGTTAGTAAAGATGGTGCCGAGAAAGACCGCACTGCGATTGAGTTTATGCAGGTGTTCAATAATCAAGCTGAATGTGAGGCTGATTTCGCAGCCAACGGCCGGCCAGCAAAACAGGCCATGCCTGGACTGACAAGCCAACCGCAAACAGTTCCTACGAATGGAGGTAATGGAAAGGATCCCAACAAAGAAACCGCACTCAAGTTCTTACGATCTGTTGTAACCCAGGCTGCCGCGAACGGTGCAGACCTGAACTCGGTACAGGCGAAGGTTGCAGAATCTATCGCTAATATGCCGTTGATCAATAAACACTTTACCATCGACTCTCCAGAAACGATGGCGCTTATTGCAGAAAGCGTAGGTGCATAGATGAAATCCGCCCATCAGCAGTTATTGACAAGTTGGTCCCTCCACCTATGCCGGAAACTGTTGATGGGCACCTGCGTGAGTCTGATCGGTTTTGCCTTCTCCTTTTCCGATCGGGCTCACCCAGGTGCAGTCGGCATCACTGCGCCCTTCATTCACTCCTCTCTGAACGGAGCCATGTTATCGGGTGGATTACAGCATGGCTCCCAGAGAAGGGAAATATTACAAGGAATTTGACAACATGATCAACGCAATCATCATTGACACACGAGAGCCGAAATGGGTACAAGAGCTGAAATTTGGGGGACTGCCAACAACAGTTCAATTCCTTGACCATGGCGATTTGATGGCAGCAACGGACGAGGGTGAATTGCTCCTTATTGAGCGAAAGACCCCTTCTGATTTCTTGAATTCATTGAAAGATGGTCGGCTTTTTCTGCAACTCTCCCTGATGCTAAATGTGACAAGATGGTCATATCTAATGATCACCGGAGAATTGAAACGCGGATCTAACGGCCAGGTAATTATTGACCGCTTTACCGGTTGGGATTGGAATGCGGTACAAGGGGCACTGGTGAGTATCCAGGAGCTTGGTATTTTCGTAATGTACTGCAACGGGGATGATGATTTTGAACAGGCCATATTGAGACTGGGGCGCAGGGACAGGTCCACAGTGGCCAATATTCCACCCGCGAAGAGACCACATATTTTGAATGTATCCGAGTCGATCATTGCCTCTTTACCTGGAATCGGAATTGAGCGATTGAAGACGGTTATGGATTACGCCAACGGCCAAGCAGCCTGGGCTATATCGGGATTGACAGACCCTGATACTCAATATCCTGGGGTGCCACATACGGTCAAGGGCAGAATCAGGCGCGCGCTCAACTTGAAAGATAACGAGATATTACACGTGATAACGAGTGATAACGGCAATAAACCGGCATTATAGAACACTTTTATTAGACATAAGGAGAAAAATGTTTAGACAGGCAACAAGACAAGCAAGTAAACTGCGCATGACCATCGATGGACCGGCTGGGTCTGGAAAGACTTACACAGCCTTGAGATTTGCGCACGCATTGGCAAACGGGGGCAAGATTGCTTTCATTGATACTGAGCGGGGATCTGCGTCAAAGTATGTGGGTGAAAATCCAGACGGCACACCCTGGGCATTTGATGTGTTGGAAATGACCAACTTCAGCCCAGACCGCTATACAGAAGCCATCCAGATGGCTGGAAAAGCGGGTTACTCGGTATTGGTGATTGATTCACTCTCACACGCCTGGGAGGGGCAAGGGGGCGCGTTAGAGATAAAGGATAAAGCCGCGGAGTCAAGCCGTAATAATGCTTACACCGCATGGCGAGTTGTGACCCCGCTTCATAACCGGATGGTCGATTCCATTTTACAGAGTCAGTGTCATGTGATAACGACCATGCGCTCAAGAATGGATTATTTCCAGGATGTGGATGAAAGCGGAAAGGTGACGGGAATCCGCAAGGTGGGTATGGCGCCGATTCAGAGGCCAGGGATGGAGTATGAGTTTGATATTGTGTGCGATATGAATTGGAGTCACGTATTGACCGTTTCCAAATCTCGCTGTTCCGCTATCGCGGATATGACCGTTGAGAAGCCAGGGCCAGCTTTTATCCAGCCAGTGATTGATTGGCTGTCATCGGGAGTAAAGGAAACGCTGAAACCTACATTTGTCCCAGCACAGCCGGTCACAATGGATGAGCTTTTAGCTCAGTATGGTGCTGAGCGGATATTGGAAGTGAGCGGCGGAAACCTGCCCACTACAGCGGAAGGTGTGGCAGAGTTGGCGAGGTCCCTTTCATGATCGAACACCTCTCCTACTCCTCAATAAGCAGTTACCTCTTATGCGGTATGGCGTGGAAATTTCACTACGTTGATAAGGTCGAAACCAGCACATCCTCGAATTTGATATTCGGATCCGCGTTTCATAACACGGTTGAAGCTTTTTTGAACGGTCACGAGAAGCCGATTCACGAGCTGTGGTCAAAGGAATGGCAGATTCAAACCGAGGGAAAACAAATCGATTATGGACGCTCCACCGAAGCGGAACTCTACAATCTCGGTATCAAGATGCTGACAGACGTCGATGTACAAAAGGGCCTGATTGACACTTTCCTTACCCAGGAAAAGATGCCCGTAATTGAGAAGTTCGTAGAGCTGAAAATCAAAGGCATCCCGATTCCAATCATCGGCTACATCGACATCATCACCGCCGATGGGGTCCCTGGGGACTTCAAGACATCCGCCCGCAGCTGGACCCCTGACAAGGCCTCGGAAGAGATGCAGCCTTTATTCTATTTGTCCGCGCTCAAACAGGCCGGCAAACCAGTAAAGAGCGGAAAGTTCCGCCATTACATTTTCGTAAAGACCAAGAAGCCACAATTCCAGGTATTTGAAACTGTGCATAAAGAGCAGGAACTGGAGTGGCTCGAATTCCTGGTAAAGGGTGTTTGGGACGGCATCTCGAAAGAAGTGTACGCGCCCAACCCCAATACCTGGAAGTGCAACCCCAACTATTGTGAGTATTGGTCCATGTGCCGAGGTAAGTATGTGTAAAGAGGTGATTGTTCACGAGCACAGTAAACTGCCAAAACATTCGCACATGTACCCGATAGATGCGAAGGTGGAGCAAATCAAACTTCACTTTTATAACAAGTATGGGTATATGCCATTAGCCATTTATCGATTTTCAAGTCCACTTGGTAACTGGCAGTTCACGGTGGCTGAAAAGAGACCAGAAGCATGAGCCGTAAACAGCCCTTCTTATTCAATAACATGACCCAATCAAATCAGTGTCGTGTTGAGCTGGATAAAGGTGCGCTGGTCTTTTACTCTCCCTATCATCCGGCGCTATTGGCTAAGCTAAAATCCATGATTCCATTCAGCGAACGCAAATGGGACCAGGAGCGCAAAGCATGGCTGATAGCCGCCGGCAATGAGGACATATTGAAAGACCTCGCCATGGTCTATTTCAATGATGAGCTGGTGATACCGAGCGTAAAGAATAACCACGAGCTCAGTATGGCTTTATGGGAAGTTCACTATATCGGCATGACCAAGGCGCGCGAGAACGGGGAGAAAAGCGCCTATGGTTATGTCGAGGGGGAATGGAAGGTGATCTTCCCTGAGGGGGTGCTGAAGGCCTGGTTCCAGATTATGCCGGACGCACCTGGAGCGGATGATTCCCTGTATGCAGTGTTGGGGGTTCGAAATACAGTTTCTGTGGATGATCTCAAGATAGCTTACCGCCGATTGGCGCGTCAATGGCACCCCGACGTGTGTAAAGAGCAAAACGCCAACCAGGTATTTCAGCGGATAAACAAGGCCTATACCATTTTGAGTGATACCAATGACCGCGCCCGATATGATGCGGGGCTGGTGTTTTCAGCGACGTTGGGAGCTCAGTATCAAGTCAGTACAAACGGGTACCGGTCGCCGTTACGGTGCGGGAATATCCTGTGTGAAGGTGAAAGTATTCTCGGCCGCTTTTTGGTTTCAAAGATTTTGGATTGGGCAGACATTACCGATGCGGAAGGACGCATTTTGGTCACTTCCTGGGTGATGGGTGAGAAAGAACCGATGGAGAGGTGGATATGAGTTTATTAGATGAAAAGTGGGTCATATTAATTGATTGGACTGAATATGTACCAATGCAAGCCGCAATGTTTCATATAGAACCGTTACATAGATTTCAAAATAATCCCCCAGATGAAAGATGGAAATTATACAAAATAGTCAATACAGCAAATGAGGCTTTTACTTGGTTAGTATCTGATGAAGCACGAATAATATCAAAAGATAATTATAAAAAATTATTTTGTGATTATGGATCAGATGATTATGGTTACGAGAAAATAGTCGATGGAAAAATCAGTAGAAGCAAACGGATTGAAGTATTTGAGAGAGATGGCTATCGTTGTCAAATATGTGGTCGAGGCATTAAAGATGGTGTTGAACTTGAAGTTGATCATATTGTTCCAAGAGCTCGAGGGGGGTCTAGTGATTTTGATAATCTAACAACATTGTGTTTCGACTGTAATCGTGGTAAATCCGCAAAAATATTATCACGATTTATTGAATCAAAATCTCTTATTGAAAGTGGGGATGTATTCTAATGACACAAGGCGCTGATATGACATTTCAAGCATGCGGGTTTCTATTTCTCAAGCGCGTTGTTTACGAAGACCCCGCGGATTATTTTGACTTCAAGAATAAGACCTGGAATAAAGAGGAGCTGTATTTAGATCTGCAGAATAGCAATCTTCCTGTAGGGATGATACTGAGTCCAAAGGGGTGTAAACCAGTTGTGGTTATGCCAGAGGTAGGGAGAATGGGTCAAAAGATAGTGAGTTTAAGTGAGGTGATGAAGTGACCACCTCCGACATTCTCTTCATCATCGGCATAATCTTTGGCGTGATTATTCTCATAATCATGATAGCAGTATGGGCGATAGACGCTGAGTATGAGAAGTATCAGCGTATTCAAAAATATTGGAAAGAGAGGAAAGATGGAAAGTATTGATAATTCCCAATGTGCTAACAAAAGTGCAGAATGTACGCATGAAAGAGAGGTAAAAGATGGAAAAGATAACTAAAGCGTTAGAAATAAGCGTAATAGCAGGAGTGCCTTGCACACTGACACCTGAACAATGTACTGAACTAATAGCCCGCATCGCTGAACTGGAAGAAGAACGCAGATGGATACCAGTAGACGAGAGACTACCAGACGATTCGACTATGGTGTTGTTTACAGACGGCGTGACCAAAGGAATTGGGAAGTTCAGCGAAGATGGTTTTTATGATTATTGGTACGATGGCTTCTTTAACAAACCAGTAACTCATTGGATGCCATTGCCGGAGTCACCCAACGATACACAAACAGATACAGTTGTGTACGGAAAGGAGCGTGAGGAATGAACAAAGACGAATTGAAATCAATATTGGAACAGCATAGGTTGTGGCTATATGGCAACGGAGGCAAACGTGCTAACCCGCAAGGGGCTAACCTGCGAGGGTAGAAATGAGTGATAATCTCGCTAATTTATTTGGGCACAAAGAGCTACTGCCAAAGCTACCACGCCAAATCCTGTACATGTATGCACATCATGGCAAGAAGGCAGATAAGAAATGCAAAGATTGTGCACATTTAACGAGCCATTCTGCACGTAAAACTTGGTACAAGTGTTTGAAGTATGGTGCTTCAATGAGCTCGGCTACTGATTGGCGTTTGAAGTGGGATGCTTGCGGATTATTTACTGAGAAGAAAGGAAGTGAACAATGGCTGAAGCAACGATTGAACAGATTAAAGGACGGAACGTCATCACTTGCGACTGGGTAAAACTGGATGGTGAAGAGTTGTATTGGTTTAACGAGTGGCTTCCTGATTATGGCGGTAGACATAACTTAGAACGACTATACCAAGTCCTTCACGCCTGGAAGCTTGCGCAGGCTTACGACAAGAAGTACTTGGCGAAGGGGGAGAAGGCGATTGAGGCTACAAATGCCTGAGCCGATTGCGACCGCCTTCCTGATTGCGATTGCCCTTGTGCTGGCTGGCATTATTGCGCTGATTTGTTACCTGTTATTTACGGAGGCTTGAATGTTCGGAATAGGCTTGATTCTAGGAATCGTTATTGCCCTATTAGGCGTGTTTTTGTGGTCTATGTATGATTTTACGAATAATTGAATAAAGGAGCTAAAATGACCGATTTAATCACTTACACAGGCTCTGTATTAGATGTCGCCAACAAATCCGGCAAATCTATCGCGGAGACCTTCTTATCTTGTGACGTGATCACCATCATCGACACGTCCGGATCCATGGGTGCCCAGGATGATGGAAACGCCCTCACTCGATATGAGCGGGCCTGCCATGAATTGGAAGAGCTGCAAGCCCACTTACAGGGACGCATTGCCGTTATTTCATTCTCTGATCAGGCCATGTTTTGCCCGGGGGGAAAGCCGCTCTACCTCGGCGGCGGCACTCACATGGCCAATGCGCTGCAGTTCACGAAAGTTGCCGATATTCCAGGAGTGCGCTTTATCCTGATATCCGATGGCGAACCTTACGATGAGGCAGAAACGCTCAAGATCGCCGCTGGGTATAAGAACAAGATTGACACCATCTACATCGGCGCAGAAGAGAGACCAACCGGAAGGGATTTTCTCACCAAACTTTCTCGACTTACTGGCGGCCGCTCGGTAAATATCTACAAAGCAAAGGAACTATCAGCAGGAATTGAACGCTTACTACTAACCGCATAAAGGACTTTTTATGGATAACGATACAAATACGCATACCGAATCTTTTTACAAGCGGTTAATGCAATCTGGCGCATCGCCCGATGAGGCAAAAGTCATTGATCAGGCTTTTCGAGATGAAAATATAGAAGATTTCATTGATGGTATGGAATCTATCGCTTTTTGTATTGCAACAGCTACACCCTTGACAACTCAAGAGATACCAAAAAGCGCGCCATGGCAAGGGATATGGATTGACATGGTTAACACAATTGAAAGTGGAAAAACAAGCCAATTAGCTGAAGCATTTTCAATTGCCATGAGGCCTTTTTATGATAATGCACTTTTGCAAATGGCTATTACTAATCTTGTTGGCGTTCGCATGGGAGTTGCCGAAGATTTTGAAAAAGAAAAAGGCAGTCGTAAACGTGTCAAAACAAAGGAATACATAAAAGCGCTAAAAGGGATCGGCTATAGTTTTCGGCTGAACGCATGCAATGACAAAATTGAGGTGAATGACAAACAACTTTCTGACACCTTGGCAGCCAAGATAAGAACCCAAATGCGTGATGCAGGTTTCTATCACGTTTATGAAATGGAAGACGCCTACTTAGCTGAAGCATGGTCAAATCAATACCACCCTATCATGGAATATCTCAACTCCCTCTCCTGGGATGGTACCGAGCGCATCAGCGAACTATCCGATCACTTCAAAGACAAATATGGTATGTTCCCAACCTGGTTGAGAAAGTGGCTTATCGGCGCATGCGCAAAGGTCTTTCAAGCTGAACAAAACCCTATGCTGGTTATCGATGGCCCGCAAGGAATCGGTAAATCTGAGTTCGTGAAATGGCTCGCCAAACCCTGCATGGATTATTTCGTAGAAGCGCCCATAAACCCATCCGATAAAGATACGGAAATTCGTTTGATTTCTTTCTGGATCTGGGAAGTATCCGAATTAGGCGCGACTACTCGAAAGGCTGACTATGAAGCGCTCAAGGCCTTCCTGACAACCAGAAAAGTGACCGTACGAAAGCCCTACGGAAAACATGACATATCGAAACCCGCACTGGCCTCTTTCATCGGCACCATCAACAACTCATCAGGCATCTTTTCAGATCCTACCGGCTCCCGCCGTTTCATGGTATCTCACATAACCGGCATAGACTGGAATTACTCGGTATCTTTTGACCCTCGTGATATCTGGGCAGAAGCAATGGCCGCGTATCGTTCCGGCGAAAAGTGGCTGCTTGATGCAGACGAATCTACCAAGGCCAATGAGATCAACGACTTCTACGGGGTCGCGGATCCAATCGAGGACCTCATCCAGAAACACTTCGAGCTCGATATCTCTCATTCCGATTGGTGGATGGCAACCTCCGACATCCTCGACATCCTCCAGGACCCACTAAAAGGTAACCTGCGAGGGAATACCCGCGGTAATGCTATGGGCGTCGCGGTCGCAATGACAAAAATGGGCCATGACAAGACCAAAAACAAAAATAACATCGGTCAGCGCGTCTGGGGCTACACCGGTATTCGATTACCCAACTTTTTACCATGAAAACACTAAAAATGACCAATTCTGTCCAACCTCGTCCAACCTGCGTCCAACCTCAAAACCAAGGTTGGACAGGGCAAAAACCGCTGCAGCACACTGTATTAAAGAAGAGACCTCAGCTATATGAGAGCGAAAGTGTCCAACCTGTCCAACTGTCCAACCTTTTTTCTATTAAAGATATATTTTTATTTAATAGATTACTTAAAGCATTTTACCTATTTAAAGGAAATGGTTGGACAGGTTGGACAAATGGCTGAGGTTGGACAGATTCAAGGTAACGACCACAATAATACTGAGCTAAGGATGCCAATACTATGAACAATTCGGAATTATTACACACTGCTAGGGAGTGGATTACTTTAGGTCAAAGTGTTATCCCTATCCGTTACATGGACAAACGGCCAAACCTTGGTTCCTGGGATCCCTATAAAATACGCCTTGCCACAGATACTGAGCTGGTGGACTGGTTTGGAAAGGGTAATCAAAATATTGCAATCATCACGGGTGTGAATAATTTGATAGTTTTAGACTTTGATGATAATAAATCCTATACGAAATTCCTGCAATACAGTAACAAACTGGAAGAAACACCACGATATAAAATCATGAATACTTTTCATGTCAAGACCAACAGAGGTTATCACATCTATTTTCTACTACCATACCCAATGCGGACACTTGGTGTACAAGGAATAGATATCAAAGCTCGTTGGGGATACGTTTTGACTCCACCTTCTGTGCATCCAACTGGAGCTCATTATGAAATCGATTATCCTGGTTGGTCAGAATGTAGAGATGAACCAAGAAAGAATAGAATTCAAAGAATAAACGCACTTTCTGATGTTCTTCCACCACAATTACTTGTTCGTGATGTGCCTATCCCAGCAGGAGTGCATATGCCACTGCCATTGGTGAAAGCGGCGCAAATTGAAGCGGATCCATGGCAATCGGCGCAGCAGGCCGGTGAGCCAAACCAATCCGCGGTTGAGAAAATCAAAAAGAAATACGACATCAAGAGTTTCTTCACAGATATTGAGCGAACGTCTCTTGATGGGCGTTATTATCTTACCCGCTGCCCGCTGCATGATGATCACAACCCGAGTATGTGGATCGATACGACATTACAGTTGTGCGGCTGTTACTCGGGATGTACTGAGCGACCGCTGGATGTTATCAACCTGTTCGCGAGATTGAAGGGTCTCTCAAACAGTGATGCAATCAAGATTATGGTAAAGGGAAACTAATGACAAAGAGACAACAGCCTTATTCAAGCCATTTCTTTAACCCAGATGATCCGCAAGAGTTTATCTGCCAGAGGTGCGGCGGATACATCGGGGAGATTATCGAGCAAAACCTTCTGCATGTCAGTGGGCTGTGCCTTACCACTGCGCACGGGTTTTGTACAAATTGCGGGCTGCCATTTCATTACACAACTACTGAGAAGCAGTTGGAACAGCTGATCACCGATGTGGTTGCCAGGTCCAAACAAAACCAATAATTAACCCTGTTGTGATAAAATTGAACACGAAAAGAATAGGGATATTCAGAGTAACCGCCTGATCACTACGGGAAACCGTGATGATGAGGCGTTTTTGATTCCTAATATCAGGAGGATACATTGCCAAAAGCAGTCGTCAACGCGAAACTAAAAAGAGAAATTGTTAAATTAAAACAGTCTGGTCGTTCATTTGTAGAGATCGCGCGAGAGTTGGGGCTATCCCCAGGCACAATCAAAACGCATTACTACCTGGCAACTGGCCAACCGAGTGCGCCACAAAGGATCCCTGAGTCGCCCTATATCCGCTATGATAACCCGCCAACCGTGGAAGGGAACGCGCTCATTCTCCCTGATGTGGAGATCCCATTTCAACACGCGGACTTTCTGAATCGCGTTCTTGACCTGGCCGACGCCTGGGGAATCAGGCAGGTTATCTGCGCCGGAGATCTGCTGCATATGGATTCCATCTCAGGTTGGGAGCCAAACTGGGCGCCGGCACGTGACCAGACCATACTGAGTGAGAAGGACGAGGAACGTTTGATGAATCTCGCGCTCACCTTGCCCATGGCGAAACAGCAAGCGATCATTGATATTATCGGGAATCTATCCGGCATAGATGGCAAGGACTTCTCCGCGGAGATGGGGTATGCACGGCAAGCGTTGAATGGATTGAATGATTGCTTTGACCGGTTTGTGTGGGTATTGGGGAATCATGAGGGGAGATTACTCAGGGCAATCAACTCTCCGGTAAACCCCAGCGAATTGCTGAACCTGATGCGATTGGATAATGGGAAGTGGGAGATAGGTCCCTATTATTATGCCATTCTCAAATCCGGTGGGCAAGAGTTCCGTATCACGCACCCCAAAAGCGCAGCTAATGGCGCAGCTCGCGGGTTGGCGACTCAGTATCACCAGCACATTCTCATGGGACACAGCCACAAGTTATTCATGGACTTTGATCCATCCGGCAAGTATTGGGCAATTCACATGGGCCATACAGTGGATGAACAGCGGTTGGCCTATGCCTCCCAACGGGACGCGAAGAGGGACTCGCACATGTTGGGGAGTGTGATTGTGTTGGATGGCCGTCCTTACCTGTTGACCGAGTTCACCGATTGGGAGAGGATGAAACGAATTGCTTAAATTTAAGGTGTAGCCCTTGAAAACTGTGTTATAATTCATTGGCTGAATATAACTAAATAGGGATATCTGGAACAACCACCAGTCGAACTTCCGCGAGGGAGTGGGCTGGTGTTTATATTTTAAATCGGAGGATACATGGCAAGTTTATTAAAGTCACGCAAGTTTTGGTTAAGTGTATTTGGGGTTGTGCAGGTTTTGATCTTGCATTTCTTTCAAGTGCCCGATCCTATCTGGCAGGCCATAACCGCCCTGGTGATGGTGCTGATTACGTCTATTGCTATTGAAGACGCTGCCGAGAAGCGGTCTGATACATACAATATCCAGTCAGACGAAGACAAACCGGAATTGTAATGGACAGCAGCCAGATCACGACAATTGTTGTCGCGGTCATTGGTTCAGGCATACTGAGTGTAATCGTCCAGGCATTAGCCGCCAGGCGAAAGACCGCGGCAGACGCAAATAGTACTGCGTTTGAATCCTTATCACATACTGCATCGACACTGTCAGAGATAACTGAGAAGCGCCTGGTTGCGCTGTGTGATCGTGCTGAGAGGATGGAAGCGCGGGTTGAAAAACTTGAGGCGCAGATTGCAACGTTGAAAACTGAGGTTGAGGACCGCGACAACATGATCGAAAAACTGCAGAAAGAGAACCTTGACCTCGCCGAACAAGTGAACGCTCTCGAAAAAGAGAATCGCTGCAAGGATAGGAAGATTGAAGCACTGACCAAACGGATTAAGGAACTGGAGTTGCGGTTGGATGCGCTGTTGAATGGGACTGGAGATGGACCTGGAGAGTGAATTACGCGTGCTCTTGGCACGGATCCACGCGCTTGAGGTGAATTTGATTGCGATGGATGACCGGATCAAGGTACTTGAGGAACAGCAGGTGCACCATGAGAGCCGGCTGGATGATTTAGAGAATGGTGGAGAAGCGGATGCCTATCTGGCTGGTGATTGATTTTAGGGGCGATACGCTGTGCCTTTGGACGTATGAGCGATTGCTGGTGAAGACTGTGGTGGTGTGGGAGCGCGATGCCAAGTAGATCTCCGCGGCCGTGTGCGGTGCCTGGGTGCCCGAACCTGGTGTATGAGAGCGGCGTGTCGCGGTGCGCTGAGCACCAGAAGCAGTATGAGAGAGAGCATGATGCACGCAGAGGGAGCTCCAGTCAGCGCGGGTATGACAGGGAGTGGCGCATACGCAGGGCGAGGTTCTTGCGTGATAACCCTAGGTGCGTGTTGTGCGGTGCGCCTGCGACTGTGGCACATCATGTTATCCGGAAGGGAGCTGGTGGTCCGGATGATGAGGTGAACCTGGTAGCGCTATGCGCTGCGTGTCACAGCAAACACCATGCGCAAACTGGTGAGAGTTGGTCAAAGAAAAAATAATGATTAAATACTTATTCTTATTATGCAATAGAGTTTCGCTACCAGTAGGGGGTAGGGGCGTTTGCATCATGAGAGGGGTGCCCCTTGGCGACCGATGCGGCAATCGTACGCGCGCCGTGTCAGGTTTGGAAGGACGGGGGATTTATGCCAGGGCCTAAGCCAAAGCCAACTGTATTGAAGAAGCTGCATGGCACATACAGGGCTGACCGCTGTGTGGATAATGAGGCGACCTTCCCGACGCCGATACGAATGCCAAGCCCACCGGAAGGACTGAATGAGGACGGGGCGAAATTGTGGCGATCACTGGGGAAGCTGCTATTGGATGCTGGTTTGTACACGAGTGGGGACCAGATTGCGCTTGAATTGTTGTGTTTGGCGTATGGGAGGATGAAAGAAGCCAACCGACGGATTGAAGAAGAGGGTATGGTTTTACGGAGTGTGACGGGTGGCTTTTACCAGAACCCGTTTTTGTCGATAGTGACCAGGTCTATGGACCAGGTGGTCAAGCTGCTGGCGGAGTTTGGGCTGACGCCGGCCGAACGTACGCGTGTCTTGTCTGCTGTGAAGAGCGACAGAGAGCCGGACTTAGCAGAGTTGTTATTCAGTGAGGTCAACGATGGTTGATGAATACTGGTTTGACGAACGAGCAGCTCAAATTGCGGTGAGCTTTTTTGAAAGACTATTGGTGCACACTAAGGGTGAATGGGCAGGAGAAAAGTTCGTATTATCTGAGTGGCAAAAGGAAGATATTATCAGGCCTCTTTTTGGATGGAAGCGCCCAGACGGTACGCGAAAGTATCGCACAGTGTATATCGAGATCCCTAGGAAGAATGGTAAGTCGGCATTGGCGGCCGGGTTGGCTGCTTTACTGCTTTTGATGGATAACGAGCCAGGCGCGGAGATCTATTCTGCAGCTGCAGACAGGGATCAAGCCAGGATCGTATTTGAGCAAGCCAAACAGATGATTGAGGCAAGTCCAGAGCTGGCCAAGCGGGTCGAGATTTTCAAGAATACGATTGTTGCGCCGGCAACAAAGTCTTCTTACAGGGTTTTATCTGCAGATGCACCGACAAAGCACGGTTTGAATGCGCATGGGGTTATTTTTGACGAGCTGCATGCTCAACCAAACCGCGATTTGTGGGATGTTTTGACAACTTCTACTGGTGCAAGGCGACAACCATTGGTGATCGCGATTACTACTGCTGGCTATAACCGGGAATCTATTTGTTGGGAACAGCATGAATATGCACGGCAGGTTAAAGCAGGCATTATCCAGGATGATACCTTTATGCCGGTGCTTTACTTTGCTGAAGAGAGCGATGACTGGCTGGATGAGGCAGTGTGGCACAAGGCCAATCCAGGCATGGGTGTCAGTGTGAAGGCGGAGTATTTGAGGGAGCAGGCCAAGAAGGCTGAGAACAGCCCGGCTTACCAAAACACTTTTAGACGGCTGCATCTAAATCAGTGGGTGCAACAGGAAACCAGATGGCTGGATATGAAAGCCTGGGATGCCTGCGGTGAGCCATTTGATATGAAATTACTAGCCGGCTCATTATGCTATGGAGGCCTTGACCTGGCATCCACATCGGATATTGCATCGTTCGTGCTGTGTTTTCCAAACGAGCCTGGCGAGAGTGAACAATATATCTGGTTACCGCGGTTTTGGATCCCGGAAGAGAATATGATCGAACGGGCCAGAAAAGACAGGGTGCCGTATGATGCCTGGGTGAGAGATGGCCTGATGAAGGCTACGCCAGGGAACACGATTGATTATGGGTACATCATTCGAGATATCGAAGCGTTGGGTGAGCAGTATCACATCGCAGAGATTGCCTTTGATAAGTGGGGCGCCTTCCAAATCTCTCAAACATTAGAGGGGTTGGGCTTCACGATGGTTGGATTTGGACAGGGCTTTTATTCCATGTCGCCCCCTACGAAGGACCTCATGCGCCTAGTCTTGGATGAGAAATTGAGGCATGGCGGTAACCCTGTATTGCGTTGGATGGCTGATAATCTGATCGTTTCAACGGATCCGGCCGGGAATGTCAAGCCTAATAAAGCGAAATCGAGGGAAAAGATAGACGGTATTGTAGCCGGCATAATGGCGCTGGATCGTGCTGTCAGGCATGAGGTTAAACCCCTGTCCATTTATGAAAAGCGCGGTTTGGAGGTGGCATGAGGATAGTAAAACGAGAGGTGGTAGTGAATACGAAAAGTGAACGGGCCTTCAAAGGTGTGCTTTGGTCACGGACATTTGATCTATTGGTATTAAAAAAGGCGGTGTTACTCCAACCTGGTGGCGGGACTATTCCATTGGATGGTGACACTGTGATATTCAAAAAAGATGTCGATTTTATGCAGGTGCTGTGATGCCAACTGTAATCAGTAATGCAGCTTTAGTGGACATGCCGGCGCATTGGTGGCCGTTATCCGAAAATTCTATCAGCTTGTATGATGGACTTTCTTTTGATTATGCGACGCTGTATAAAACGCAACCAAACGTGCGGGTGTGTGTGGACTTTTTAGCGAGAAATATTGCACAGTTGGGCTTGCATGTGTACCGAAGGAAGGATAACAACGATCGTGAAAGATTGATTGACCATCCATTTGCACAGTTGTTCTCAACCCCGCTGCCAGCGCAATATAAAGTGAGCCGGTACCGGTTAATTGAGTCCCTGGTGGGTGATTTGGGGGTGTATTACAACGCGTTTTGGCTGAAGATACGCTCTGACAAGAAAACGACCGGTTTGCTACGAATCCCACCAGAGTATGTCAATGTGACTGGCAGCTTGAACCCGACTGGATACGAGATCACGATCGGGTACGAGACCAAGCTGTTCTCACCTGATGAAGTAGTTCATTTTCGCGGTTATAACGCCGTGAAAGCTGTGACAGGTCTTTCTCCGTTAGAGACTTTGCGGCGGATCCTGGCAGAAGAGCATGCGAGCGGTGATTACCGAGAGAACTTCTGGCAGAATGCGGCCAGGATGAACGGTGTCGTTGAAAGGCCTATTACAGCCCCGGAATGGTCAGACTCGGCCAGGCAACGCTTTAAGAAAGAGTTCGAGGCACTGTATTCTGGATCTGCAGCCAGCGGAAAAACCGCTGTTTTGGAAGAGGGCATGCAGTGGAAAGCGATTTCGTTCAACCCGCAAGAGTCTGAGTATCTATCGGGACGAAAACTGACACGGGAAGAGTGTGCCAGGGCTTACCACATTCCGCCACCGCTGGTAGGAATATTGGAGCATGCCACGTACTCGAATATCTCTGAGCAGCACAAAATGCTGTATACGGATGTGATTGGTCCGTGGATGGCCTTGATCGAGGAAGATATTGACCTGCAGGTCAAACCTGATTTTGACGATGTCGATAATGTGTACATAGAATTTAATGTAGCTGAGAAGATGCAAGGTGATTTTGAAACGCAAACTCGCAGCCTGCAGAGTGCTATTGGACGGCCCTGGATGACCGCAAATGAGGGACGTGGGATCATGAATTTGCCAAGGATTGACGGTGGGGACGTTTTGGTGACGCCTTTGAATGTTTTGACTGGCGGTCAAGCCAGCCCGAATGATTCTGCACCAAAAGAAAAACAAGCTGAATTTAAAGCAGATGAGGAGCATTTCAGCATGGTGTTCCCCTATCTGCAGGAGAAATACGAAGAGAAATGGCGCAATCTGCTGGTCAAGACGTTTATCAGGCAGCAGAATGCGGTACTGCCAAAGGTAAAGAACATGCTGGATATCAACCTGCTGTGGGATACCGAGCGCTGGAATACTGAGGTCGCCAAGGATTTTGTGGCATTGAGTTGGGATACCGGCATCGCCTGGGCAACTGAAATGGCCAAAGCTTTAGCGATCGGGTTGAGTGAAGCCATACTGCGATCTTACATTGAAGAGAATGCACGTATTGCAGCTGAATACATGAATTTGAGCACAATGACACAGCTGCAGAATGCGCTAACAGCTGAGGACCCTAAGAGCGCCGTAGAAGGCCTGTTTGAGTTTGCCTTGAGCACTAGGGTTTTCAGCATGGCGATTGGCAGGGTGACATCCATGAGCAATTATGGGGCATGGTCCGCTGCATACCAGGGCGGCGTAAAAACCAAGACCTGGCTGGTACAGAGCAATAATCCAAGGCATTCTCACTCCGTGATCAACGGTGAAACTGTGCGGATTCGGGATAAGTTTAGCAACGGGCTGCGCTGGCCTGGTGATCACTTGGGCGGGGCTGAGGAAAATGCAAATTGCCGCTGTGTATTAGTTTACAACAGATAGGAGAACTATTATGGAAAAGAAAATTTATCAATCACCAATTCAGTTGAAAGAAGAAGGCGAGCCGGGTGAGTTTGCAGCTGTGTTTTCGACTTTCAACGTCGTTGATCACCAGGGCGATGTGACCACACCTGGGGCTTTTACAGATGGCCAAAAGGTCCGCATTGCTTATTGGGGACACCGCTGGCAGGATCTACCCGTTGGAAGGGGCGAGATTCATGCGGATGCAGAGAAAGCGTGGGTTGACGGCCGTTTCTTTTTGGATACAGAAGCCGGCAGGGAAACCTACCAAACTGTAAAAAACCTGCAGGAGCTGCAAGAATGGTCTTATGGATTTGACATAGACCAGGCAGAGGATGGCGAATGGGAAGGCAAGCAAGTGCGCGTTCTCAAGAAACTGAGTGTGCATGAGGTCAGCCCGGTGTTTTTAGGTGCTGGCATAGGCACACAAACGATCACAATCAAAAGCGCTGGGGACAGCGTTATAGATGGTCCGGAGGATGGATCCGAAGACGAGGCTGCGGAGAGCAGTAAGGCAAGCGGTTTGACACCGGATGTAGTACTAACTTTATTAAAAATACTTGAAGAAGGAGACTAACATGTCACTTAAAGATAAATATACTGCATTACTGCAGGAAGCAAGAAGCATTGCCGACATGGCAGTGACCGAAGACCGCGGCTTCACTGAAGACGAGAAGGTCCGTATTGAGAAAATGCTGGAAGATGCCAGCAAGATGAAGACCGATTACCAGGTGCACCAGCAGATTGCCAGCCTGGAAGACCTGGCTGAACTGAAAGAGCGCAAGCACGTTTTCAGCGGGAGCATCTCTGAACAGGTGTTAAAAAATCCTGCGTACCAGGCTTGGTATAAGTCTGTGGCGCCATCGGGCTATATTCCTGAATCACGGAAGGGGTTGATGTCCCCTCCGATTGAGCTCTCAACACTCGGCCTGTTTAAAAAGGATTTGATCACCGGTGCAGACAGCACCAGCGCAGGCGCATTTGTGGTACCGCAGGATACCGGCATCTATGAAGGGATCGGGCGCTACCCAACTGTTTTAAGGGATTTGATCGCAGTCAGGCAGACCATGTCAGACGCGGTTGAATTTGTGCGCCAAACTGCCCAGGTGACCCAGGCAGCCCCAACCCAAGAGTCGAATGTGACTGACTACACCGCCTATACCGGTGAGATCGAAGGCAAGAAGCCAGAAGGCACGATGACCTTTGAACGGGTTAATGAGCCTGTGAAGACCATCGCGGTATGGGTGCCAGCTACAAAGCGCGCGCTCTCAGATGCTGCACAGATTCGCGGGATTATTGACCAGGAGCTGCGTGAAGACCTGGCAGATGAACTTGAGAATCAGCTATTCAACGGCGATGGTGTAGGTGAGAACTTCACCGGTATTGCTAACCAGGCGGGCACACTGCTTGAGACGTTTGATACCGACATCATCACCACCACGCGCCAAGCGGTTACCACACTACGGGTGACCGGACGCGTCAACCCCACCGCCTGGGTGTTTAACCCAACCGACTGGGAGACCGTGGAATTGCTACAGGATGCACAAGACCGTTATTACTACGGTGGGCCTGTTGCCGCCGGACCAAAGAACCTGTGGGGTATTCCGGTTGTGGAATCCTTCCATGTAACCAGCGGCTCGGCATGGCTCGCCAACTGGCGTAAGGCCGTTTTGTGGGACCGCGAGCAGACAACCATCAGCGTGAGCGACAGCCACTCTGACTTTTTCATTCGGAATATGGTGGCCATCCTGGCCGAAATGCGGGCTGCATTCGGTTTGATCAAGCCATCAGCTTTCATTGAAGTTGAACTGAGTTAACGAAGGAATTAAGAGATGCTTGAGGCAATGAAGCAAACGTTGGAGAAAGTGAAAGATATCCCTGGTCTGATGACCAGTGAGGAATTGAGCCTGCTCTGCCGGATGGCGAGATCTGCCTCAAGCATCCTCGAATTAGGCTCGTATAAGGGAAGGTCATTAGCCGCGATGGGTTTGACAAATCCAAATGCAAAGCTATATGGGATTGATTGGTTTGGTGATATGTCCCACCGCGGCTATAAGGGCAGCACCCTGGAAGAAACCCAAGCTAATCTAAAGAAACACGGGGTGAGTGCAGAGTATATCGTTGGAAAGACTGATGAGGTTGTCAACGAATTTGATAAAACGGTTGACCTGCTGCACATTGACGCAGGTCACAGTTATGAAGAGTGCAGCCATGATCTCAAGGCTTACACACCAAAGGTGAACCCGGGCGGGGCAATTTGTATCCATGATTATGGGAAGGCACGGAAAGAAAGCCTGGACAGACCAGAGGTGAAAGAGGCCGTTGATGATTGGCGCAGCCCGGAATGGGTTGAGGTGGAGCGAGCAGGAACCATGATTGCTTTCAGACACCTGGCAGCTGAAAAAGGCGTTTTGTATGTAGCTTATGGAGAGAAGGCGATTGAGCTGGCAAAACACTCAATGCAGACTGTTAGGGCGTTTAGTAAGGGGTTGCCGATTGCCGTGATCAGTGACCAAGAGGTCAGCGGCGCGGATATCTGGATCAGGCATGTTGATGTGGATAAGGGAGCGCGTGCTGCTAAAACACGGATGTACAGCTTGAGCCCATTCAAGAAAACTCTATTTTTGGATGCTGATACCGAAATGAAGAGTGACCCTACGCACGGGTTTGCACTGTTAGACCTGGTTGACCTGGTTCTGGCGCAGGACCCGGTGAAGGTATTTAACCAAACAAAATGGCCTGGATTGCTCAAGGATGAGGTGGCCGCAACGATCGCAGAAACAGATGGCGGTGAACTGTGCTATTACAACAGCGGTGTAATGTTCTTCGGAAGATCGGAGGCAAATAAAGCTTTATTCCAAGCCTGGCATAAGGAATGGGTGCGCTGGGGAAAGCAGGATCAGCCTGCTTTGTTGAGAGCCATGTATCGACACCCGGTGCGGTTGGCATCCATGCGGGCGCCGTGGAATACACACCATGAAGCTAATGCAAGTTTCATTTTTCATGCACACCGCAGGGCTAGCAGAGAAGGAGCGCCTAAATGAGTGGAGAAAATAAAAAAAGCATTAACCAGGAAGCAAAGATAGCAGCTGCACGCGCGATGCGTGTACCAGGGCAGATCCGAGCTACGGAAGCGGCGGCTTTATACAAGATGGGACGGCGTCTTGGGCACCTGGTTGAAATTGGATGTTTGCATGGACGCTCAACCGCTGCGCTGGTGCAGGCTGCAGCTGTGTTCAAGGCCAAGCTAACCAGCATTGACCCATTTTATGTGACCCGTGGCATGAAACAGCAATCTTCTCCAGGTGCATGGGCTGGGAACTTGCGAAAGGTTGGTTTACCTGTGCCTGAGTTGATTGCCTTGGAAAGCCATGAGGCTGCAAAGATATTTGAGGATGAAATCAGCTTTTTGTTCATTGACGGGAACCATGATTATGAGCATGTGAAACAGGATATCGAAGATTGGTCTCCAAAGATCAAGGTTGGCGGGGTATTGGCCTTTCATGACATTTTCATGCCTCACATTAGCGGGGTAGCCAAAGCTGTAACAGAGTGGTGGCTGAGTATCTTTGATATTCGCAATGTAACCTGGAAACTGGAAAGCATGACCGATTTCACTATTGCATTCCGGAGGATCAAATGACAGACGGCGTTATCTATATGACCTGGGGCATGAACGCGATCAACCAGGCTGAAAACAGCATCACCACGCTACGGCGTAAAGCCGGCAGTGATTACCCGGTGATGGTGGTTGGGGATGCTGAAGCGCAAGCCTATTTTTCTGATAAGAAGCATGTGCGCTTCGAGCTGATTGAGGTTAACCCATTCAATGAGCAAAAGTCGCGCGGATTCAGTTTTATGGCAGGACGGATCAAGCCTTTATTGGCTGGTTTAAGCCCGTTTGAGCGGACTTTGTATGTGGATGCAGACACGGCCTTTAAACAATCGCCAAAGATTGGATTTGACCTATTAGATCGCTTTGACGTGGTTGTTGCAGAGACAGAGACCCGCAGCCTGGTGGAAGGGATTGCAGGTGTGAAAGAAAGCAGGGGTACCAGTGCATGGCTGGGGACGCCGCATATTCTTTACCATAACAGCGGGATGATCTTCTGGCGAAAAAACGCAAAGACTGACAAGCTGTTTGAATTGTGGGCGTCGGAGTGGAAGGTGTATGCAGGTTGGGACGAACAGGTAGCTTTACTGCGAGCTCTGCTAAAAAGCGAGGCCAATTATCTGACCGTACCGCATACCTGGAATTGTTACAGTGAAAAAGAATCGCACATTTTGCATCACTGGTTTGGAGGGGGGCAAGCCCGGATCAATGGAAAGCGGCGCAGTGGCGCAGCTCAACCAACCAGAGAAAAGCGCAAGATGGTGAAGATTGAAATACGACCTGGGCGGTTTGTGCGCTGTTACGAAGGAGATGAAGAGAAGGTGAAAGCGTTTCACAAAAATTTGATGGAAGGGAGGCCTTTCTAATGAGTATTAATCGAGGGCCATTAGTGAAAGTAAGGATTGGTCCAAACCGTTATGCAAAGATGTATCAAAAAGATGCGATTGAGCGCGGTTTGGTCAAGAGTATAAAGCCGGTTGAGAACAAGATGATCCTGCCGGCTGAAAATAAGGCTGATTGGGAAGATTTCACAGATATCCCAGGGATTGGCAAAGCCAGTAATGATTTACTGCATGAACACGGGGTGCACAGCTACGAGGATCTGTTGAGAGCAGATATCAGCTATTTGAACGGGAAAAGTAAGGCTGCGGTTGAAGCCTGGCGCGAAGCCATAGGAGCATAAGATGTTTTGCAGTGTTGAGGATGTTGCTGACCTATTACAGATTGACCTGGATGATGCAGATTACATCTACCTTGAGCGGGCGATCAATGAGGCTACTGAAGCGATAAAGATTTATACGCAGCAGGAGATCACAGCACGCTCAGAGACGATCACCATTGATTGTCCAGGCGGGTCGCGGATATTTTTACCTGAGCTGCCTGTAACAACGGTGAGCAAGGTTATCGAAAATGAGGAAGAGCTGACGGCCACAACGGATTATAAACTTGGCCAACATGGGATCCTTTACCGCGTGAACGGGTATTGGGCTGAGGGTATCCAGAATGTTGTGATCACATACTCACATGGATACAGCACTATTCCACAAATCATCAAGGATGTGTGTACAAGAGCTGCTGCAAGGGCGTTTCAAGCCGGGAAACGATCGAAGGAAACTGAGGGGGTGCCTGGTGTCAGCGCTACATCCCTGGGCGATTATTCTGTGAGTTACGGCCAGGAGAGCAGCTCTGGAGAGGGTTTGCTGGGTGTTTCAGCTGCACGGATCTTACTATTGAGTGAGAAGGACATGCTGAATAAATATCGATATAGGAGTCTGTGATGGTATTTTCGGCACTGCTGAATAACATGTTTACAGTGAGCAGACGCACAAGGACCAGCGATGGTGAGGGCGGATGGGTGATCGGCTATGATGCCATTGGCAGCGTGGCTGGACGAATCAGGCCGGCTTCGAGCACTGAACGCGAGGTGGCCAGCTCTGATGAACGGGTAATCACGCATGTTTTGTACACCGAGATTGAAGATATCCGACGAGGTGACCGAGTTACATATGACGACCTGGTGGTTGAGGTAGTTGGGATCAGGGAACCTTCGAAGGCAAGCCACCACCTGGAGATTGACTGTGTTGAACGGCAGGAAGAGGTGAACACATGAGCATGAGGTTTCTTGAGTGGTCACCTAACAAGGTAAGACAAATGGCACAGGATATCGTATTCACCAGGGCTGAAGACGTTGGGCAGCTTTGTGAGACAGAGGCCAGGAAAAGGCTGGACGCAATTGAGAGCCCGGATACCAAACGGGATAAGAACTACCGCAAGTATCTATCAGACTATATTCTGACGAATACGATTGAGAAGGATGGTAATGACGTGCTTATCCGGGTTGGAATGAAGATCGGGAAAGAGGGCCAGACGCATCACGGCTATTATATTGAAACTGGCTCGTCTACCGCGCAATCTCACCCTTATTTGAGACCGGCGGTATTCAATAATGGGCGAGACATTGTAGGAATGATAGGTGATTGATGTTTGCAAAAGCAGTGTATGACCTTTTGAGTACGGATGCCACATTATGCGCCATGCTGAGCAGTTATGAGGGCAGCCCGGCGATATTTACAACGGATCCTGCGCCTGGTGACGCGGTGTTGCCTTATATTGTGGCGGCAACCGTACCGGTCAGCACGGCGTTTGATACAAAACTTACACGAGGGAGATCAGTATGGCTTGATGTGAGATGTTATACAGGTGCGACGGGGAGCGCGAAAGCAGTAAATGCGATTGCTGAGCAGGTACGGACTCTGCTGCACCGCGAACCATTGTTGATTTACGGGCATACATGGATATGGTCGGAATGTACCGGCCCGATCAACGCCGATGAGACAGAGGCGTACGGACGGATTGTAACGATAAAAATTACGAGTGAGGAACTATAGGAGGTTCTTATGGCAATGAATGGAAGTAGTGTATTGCTGCTGGTTAATACCGGCACAGAGCAAGCGCCATCTTACGAGGCTGTTGGCAGCCAAAGGGATGTGACGTTTGAAGAGGCAACGGAAGAGATCGATGTTTCTTCGAAGGATTCCAGGTTTAAGCGCGTTTTACCAGGACGATACAGCGCAAATGTTTCATTAGAGGCATTGTACGTGCCTACAGACACAGCATACGATGCGCTGGCAGATGCAATGCGGGCTGGTGAGATGATCTTGATCGCCAGGGAAGAAGAGGACGAGACTGTTGAGACGGCAACTGCATTAATCACCAGCATGTCGAGCGCTATGCCTGACCAGGCTGAAAGCACCATCTCGATATCACTGACCATTGATGGTGAGTGGACTGCAGTAGGCAGCTAATGGCCGCTAGAGTAGAAAAGATTATTCATGCCGGTGAGCGTGAGGTCAAAGTTCTTTTTACAAACAGAGCCCTGGCTGAAGCTGAGCAAGCCTGCGGTAAGTCGGTGATTGGGATTGTGAACGGATTGGCAAACGGCGGATCCGGGATTGGTGAGGTTGCCAGCCTGTTGAAGGCCGGCATGGAAGCCTATCGGCGCGATGCCAAAGAAGGCAGCAAGGCCATCAGCATCAACGACGCATACGAGGTCATGGATGAGGCTGGGTTTGAGGCGGTCACCACAGTGGTTATGACCGCTGTTGCGGAGGTCATCAGTTACGGCTCAAAAAACGTGTAAACCAGGAGGGCATTCCATTTTCATGGGATGCTTTCCTGGAAGAGGCACTGAAAGCAGGCATTACAACAGCGGACTTTTGGTCCATGACACCGAAGGAAACGGTTATGACGATCGAAGCAGCAAACTGGCGCATGGAATCGAAACAACAAATGACAGCGTGGCTGGCCTGGCATGTGGCCTATCTCTCGCGGGTCAAGAAAATGCCGCCATTAAAAGCGCTGCTGAGGTCTGCCGAGGCAAAAACGTTGGATCCTGAAGAGGCTGATATTAGAAAAGATGAGTTTACGGAGATGAAAGCCAAATGGCAGAAACTGCGACTTTAGGTGAAGCCCAGGTATTAATCCGTGCTACGCAAGATAAGCTTGGCGGGGATCTTGACTCTGCAAAGGGAAAGATTGGCTCTGTGCTAGGCGGCATTGGAAAAGCATTGACCACTACAGCGGCGGCTGGCTTTGGGGCTTTCGGCGCTGCGGCTTCAACCGCTGTTGGCGCTATTGCTGGGGTTGGCATGGCTTTAGGGAAACTGGCCATCGATGCCGCACCTGTGGAAGGCATCAGAGCTGCGTTTGATGGTGTAGCAGAGAGCGCCGGAACGACCGGCCAGGCGATGCTGGAAGCCATGAAGACGGGATCTTCGGGGATGGTATCGGCACGTGACCTGATGATGAGTTTTAACAGCGCGGCACAGCTGGTGAGCGTTGATTTTGCCACGCAGCTGCCAGACGCGATGCAATACCTGAGCAAGGTCTCGGCAGCTACAGGCCAGGACATGGGTTTTATGATCGACAGCCTGGTGAAGGGCGTCGGTAGAATGTCACCGATGATTCTGGATAACCTGGGCATCCAGGTGACGTTAGCTGATGCAACTGCTAAGGCATCGGAGATGTTTGGAGTGGAGGCTGAGCAACTGGACAAGGCACAGCTGCAAGCCGGCATGATGAGTGTTACCCTGGAAAAGCTGGAGCAGAATACTGCTGCCATGCCGGAAGTAACGGAATCGGCAGCGGCCAAAATGGCCAGACTGCAGGCAACCTTCCAGGATTTCAAAGATGACCTGGGGGCAGCTTTCCTACCAGCCCTGGTGACGCTGATGGATACGCTGTCACAACTGGCTAACGCAGTGATGCCAGCTTTGATCCCGTTTGTGGACGCATTTGCAGCATCTTTTCAAACGGTTTTGAGCGTGCTTGAACCCCTGCTGCCCATCATCACGCAATTTGCGCTGGGGATGGCCAATGTGGCGACGTTGTTTGCTGGCGGAGATATCAGCGGTGGTTTGGATGTGTTTAGAGGGGCGATCCTTGGATTTACGACAGGTCTTGAGAGCGCACTGCCAAGCATCTTGACGTTTGGGGCGGAAATGATCATTTCGCTTGTGGAAGGAATTGCGGGCGCACTGCCTTTGGTGATGGCCAGCGCAAGCAGAATCCTCTTCACGCTGATCGAGTCTATCGGGCCGTTACTGCCAGAGATGTTGGCGCTTGGGCTGCAGATCATCGTCACCCTGGTGAATGGGATTGCTTATTCATTGGGGTCATTGATCCCGCTGGCGGTAGAGATTGTCATGTCACTGGTGACAACCATCATTGAGAATGTCCCGATGCTGCTGCAGGCCGGTTTGAATATCCTGATGGGCTTGATTGATGGATTATTGTTTGCACTGCCAGTGTTGATTGCACAGGCACCGATTGTTTTGCAGGCACTGATCGAGGCAATCACAACAGCACTGCCGATGCTGATTATTGCGGCAACTGAAATCATTCAAACGCTGGTCACCGGACTGGTGGAGCTGCTGCCATTGATCGTTGAAACAGGGATCCAATTGATCTTAGGTTTTATAAATGCCTTGATCAGCATGATACCGACCCTGATCCCTATTGCGATGACCCTGATACAAACGATTGTGATGGGATTGGTGAGATTACTGCCGATGATCATCCAATCGGCTTATGAGATCATCAATTCACTGATTGCAGGTTTATTGGAAGCGCTGCCCACCCTGGTGGCGATGATCCCGGACATCATTGTGGCGATCGTAGAAACTTTAGCCACTTTGCTGCCGGACATCATCATGGCCGGGTTTGAAATTTTGATGGCAGTTATAGAGGGTCTGGTGAAAGCCATACCGGATTTAATTGCAGCTGTACCGGAGATCATAACCGCGATCGTGGGTGCACTGAAGGATGCCTGGCCGGAATTAGTCAGTGCTGGAAAGGATGTAGTGGAAGGGTTGAAATCGGGTATCACTGCAGCATGGGACGCGCTGGTGACCTGGTTTGAGGGATTGATCCAGGGATTGGTGGACAAGGTAAAAGGGGCATTGAACATCGGTTCACCTTCCAAGGTGTTTGCAGAGATTGGCGAAAATATCAACAAGGGGTTGGCTCTGGGCATCAGAACTACGGTTGATCTGCCTGAAAAGGAGTTGATTATACCGGCGGCCAGGCTGCCCAAGTACTATGGAGAGGCATTGGACATGGCTGGCTTGGGTGAGTATGGCAAAAGCCAAAACGCCGGCAATGTTTATAACTATAACCTGACCATGCCAACCAGCAATGATCCCAGCGAAGTTGGGATGGCATTTGAACTTTTGAGAGCTTATGGAGGCGTTTGATGACAGCACCAGATTTGACTAATTCTAAATTTTGGATTGTGGTGCCACAGGCTGGGACGAATTACATTTACAACCCACGTTTAGACAAGCCACAAGGACTTACTGGTTATACCGTAGTAAATGGAACACAGGCGTTATCAGACACTTACAAACGTTGGGGTGTTTACTCCATAGAGGTGACGCCTACCGCAAGCGTTGCATCAAGTGTTCATTATGACGGAGTGCCAATAGCAACCGGTGTAGCTTACACATTCAGCGTTTATGTCAAAGGCGTGGCAGGTCAAGCTATGCGTATTGTTATCACAAACAGCGCAGGAACGGCAAAGCAGACAACTCAATTCACAGCATCAGGCGAGTGGCAAAGAGTAGAGGTTACTCATACAGGGACTGAAACGGCTTCGACCTACGAGTGCTGGGTTACACGAGATTCAGTAGCCAGCACAGCTAAATTTTACATTGATGGATTTCAGTTTGAACAGGCAAGCAAAGCCACCACCTTTATACATGGCGATGCAGGTGATGGTTATTCGTGGGCAGGACTTCCAAGAGTATCTGCTTCTGTCAGGTCAGATAGAACACGTGCTGGTGGCAGTCTGCTTTGTATAAATGACTACGCTAAAATCTTGCAGGTGTTCGGCTTTGGTATGGGACAGTTCGAGCAGATTATGTACCCAATGTCGAATGGCGGTGATTACTACCAACAGCACTTGCGCAGGTCGAGAAACGTTGGCTTTCTACTGGCATACTGGGGTGATAATCAAGGCGACATGCAGAGAAATCGTAATACTATTCTGGAAGCGGTTAGACCTGATTATCTGGATAACCAGCCAGTAAAAATCATCTATCAAGGCTTTGATGATTTAGGAAACGAAGCTACTAACCCATTAGAAATCACTTGCGTACTGCAACCGAGCCACGTAGACACGCCGAGCTTACCGGTATTCCAGAAAGATACGCTGATGTTCACAGTTCCGAGTGGGCACTTTGACGGTGCGTATGAGGAAGGGGCGGAGTTGAATTTGTATGAGGAAATTGCTGTTGATTATGCAATTTATAAGGATTCCGTAACTGGACGATGGTATAGCTTAGGATTAAATAATTTGGAGTATATAACATGTCCTTTAATAGAAATAAGCACAGGATTAGTGGTTATTTCAAAAGCGCTTTATCTTTATGAATATCGTGGCGCAGATAGTGTTATTAACCTGTTTAACAACTATTATTACTTACAGCCATTTGAATATTGGCGTAGGCTCTATGAAATGCCTAATGGAGATATCATAGCCGGTGGTACATTTATAAACTTAGAATCTAACGCAGGTATAGACTATATAGTTAAATTAACAAGAAGTGCACCTCAAATAGTCCAGTTAGGAACTGCGTTGGATAATGCTGTTTATGCAATAGCATTAAGCAAAGAAGGGGTCTTATATATTGGTGGAGCTTTTACTACTGCTGGCGGTGATACGAACTGTAATTATATCGCCTATTATGACACATTGACATCAGACTGGAAACCGCTATCGACTGGATTAAATGGTGGCGTATCCGATTTATTAGTTGATGGTGACAGGCTATATATTTGTGGAGGTTTTACAAACGCCGGAGGTTCTGGAGCTAATTACTTAACCTATTGGGACGGAACGAGTTTTAATAAAATTGGGACTACCCAGCTATCGTCAAGCGTTAGTCGTATGGCAATTGACAAACAAGGGAATTTAGTCGTTGGAGGGACGTTTACTAATGCTGGTGGCAATATCGATGCAGATTACATTGCTATGTGGGATGGGTCTAAATGGAATAGTCTTGGTAACGGATTAAATGATGCTGTTAAATCAATAAGCATCACTGAAGATAATACTATAATTGTCGGCGGAAAATTCAGTATTGCTGGTAACGCTGTCAACGTTAAAGGAGTAGCAAAATATCATAACGGAGCTTGGAAGAATATTGATATAGATTTGCCAACAAGTTATTCACAAGAAATATTGTATACATTAGTGACTAAAAATGGTGGTATTTATATAGCAGGAGATTTTTCTACTCATGATACTTCAATCAATGCCATTGCTTGTGCCACTCACGATATATTAAACACAGGCAATGCAAATGTGTATCCGAAATTCGTGATAACCGGTCCCGGCGTGATGGGGTCGATATCTAACTTCCGTACAAAGAAAACAGTCCAGTTTGAAGGATTAACCTTACAGGCTGGCGAGTCAATCACTATCAATCTTGACCCGAGTAATCTGTATATGACGTCAAGCTGGGAAGGCAGAGGAAATGTCTTGCGCTACGTTGCGGCTGGGTCTGACTATGGGAATTTCAGTTTAGAGCCGGGCGAAAACTATATCAACATCTACATGCCTTCTGGCACAGACGCTAATTCTGGTGGTTATATGACTTACACGCCACGATTCTGGAATATCGAGGGAGCTATTTATGAGTAGATATCAGGTCGATTGGCTTTCAGACTTTGGCTATAGAAAGTATGTTATTTCAGACTTCCATAAGTTGGAATATGCAAGGTCTGTAAATACTATCGGGTCAATGGTTTTGACTATGCCACGTAGCAACTGGAATTATGAGGATTTCAAAGTTGGTGACATCCTTGAAATCTGGCGTGAGTATAACGGCTCATTATCGTTACAGAACGAAACCGCTTATTTTGTTCAGAGCTGGCGAATGTATGTAGACTCTGGTGGGCGAGAATTAGTTGATATCCTTGCTTACGATGCTAACTGGTTATTAGATACAGCCATAGTGGCTTACGCTTCCGAAAGTGCTGAAGCGTCAAAGACGGATTATGCAGACGATATGATAAAGGAAATCGTATCGGAAAATTTAGGAGCAGATGCTGATACACTACGTCAAAAGTTAACAGTTGCACCGGACTTGACGCTTGCACCTTCCATAACGAAAGCATTTGCTTGGCGCAACGTGTTCACAACCTGTAAAGAGATTGCCGAAGCGTCAGCAGAAGAAGGAACAAAATTATATTTTGACGTTGTCAGGACAGCACCAGCCACGTTTGAATTGCGGACTTACACAGGACAGAGAGGTAGAAATCATGGTCGAGATTCTGGTGATATCAGGTTGGTCGGTCGGGATTATGGCAATCTATTCGAATCAGAGTTTGGCACTTACCACAACAATGAGCGAAATTACATCTACGTTGGTGGGCAAGGAACGGAAGCAGACCGAACAATCATAGAGGTTTCAAATGCTATAAGGGTAAACGCTTCAAAATGGAACAGGCGAGAGTTATTTCAGGACGCAAGAAATACTGAAACTACTGCCAGCTTAACAGCAGAAGGAAATAGTGCGCTTGACGAGAATAAGCCACAACAAGTTATGACAGGTCGGTTGGTAGACATTCCCGGTATGCGCTTTGACATCGAGTATGGCTTTGGTGATATTCTATCTGTTCAGGCTTTTGGCTACTTCGTGGATTGCCACGTTGCCACAGTAAATGTCAGGGTGGATGGCGAAGGCGGAGAACAGATAGATATTCGTTTACGAGGTGAATTGTGATGGAATTTATTGCTGGAATCATTGTAGGTCTTTTTGTAGGCGTTTGTGCCTGCATCGTTTTTGCGTTTGTGAGGTTTGCAGATGGCGACTGAAACAGAAGTACGTTTAGTGCAAGAAATTGAGCGCTTGAAACGTCAGGTAGAGCGGTTGAAGGTTGGTGAGATGCCTACTGGTGGATTTGTTCCCCTTACCACTCCCCTTACCTCAACCTCTTGGGATGGGGATAGCTTCAGCACAACTGCCAAGACGCTGATAGATTTGAGTGCGGTGTTTAACGCACCTGCTGGGATAAGGGCATGTTTGTTTGTTATATCATTACGAGATTCAGCGTCCCAGACAAACGACTGTTACTTTTACATAGGAGCAACTGATGTTCAATACGAAGGAGCGTGTATAAATTGCGGTTACACAGATGACAGGTGGAACAGGGGTACTTTATTAGCACCTTGTGATGCAAATGGTGACTGTTATTACGAACTAAACGCATCAGGAACAAATACGATGGATATTTATTTAAGTATTATAGGCTACTGGCTATGAACGCATTTGGAATAGATATCAGCAAATGGAACATAAAGGATAATGTTACACCTGACTGGGCGAAGGTGAAGGCTTCCTGTTCCTTTGTTGCTATACGGAGCGGTGTGAGTTGGGGATATACCGACCCCTGGTTTGTGCATAACTGGGCAGGGGCGCAGGGTATGTGTCGCATGGCTTACCACGTGGTGTATTTTGGTGAAGATGCTACCAAGCAGATGGATAACTTGTTCAAAATCGTGCAACCTGCGGACTGGAAGCATGACCGCCTGGTGCTGGACTTAGAAGTGGCTGGGGATAACAGCAAAACTAAGATTACGGACACGACTGCAAAGTGCATCAACATCATTGAGCAACGGACTGGCAGACGACCTATCCTGTATTCAAGGGCTTCTTGGGTGAATCAGAACCTGAATGTTTTGGCGATGCCAATATGCGACTGGTGGTTGGCGCAGTATAAGTATGCGCTTCCATATCCTCTTTACACGCCAGAAGCGACAAGTCCGCCCGCCCTACCTACTGGGGTGAGTGACTGGCTCATACACCAGACAGGTGAAAAGTTTAGCGGGGCGAGTGTTGGGGTATCGAGTTACTATGTAGATTCTAACCGCTGGAATGGCGATGTGCATAGCGTCCTTGATTACTTCGGCTTTGGAGAGGTTGAACCAGACGTGCCGATGAGTGATAGTGAAAAATTGAACACGCTTTGGGCGTGGTATGAGGAGTCGCATCATGGCTAACTGGGCAAAACTTCAAGAGGATTTGGTCGGCTTGCCTGTGGCGAAACGTGCCAAGCACGGCATCCATTTCAAGAAGGGTGCTGATGAGTTCGTGGCGAATTTTAGCGGGAAACCGTGTCACTATGAGGACGCTGGCTTGTGGAAACCGATTGACACGAAACTTGTGCTGTTACCCGATGGCTTCTACGGATGCCCACATTCACCTGTCAGGGTTCACTCCGATGGGCGGGTGAAAGTGGAAGGCACGGATTATGCGCAACGGGTAGAGTTACCGTCCGCAAAGACGGGGCTGGCTGACGGTGACAAGTTGATTCGGGAGTTTTCGTTCGGCAAGCAGGAGATGCGGATTACCGAGAACGGCTATCGTTCAGAGATAACGCTAAATCGCATCCCGACCTTGCAGGAAGCGAGGAAGGTTATCACTTCCGAGAGTGGCACACTATCGAAGGCATACCTGAAATCATTGACCACCGCAACGGACGCAATCGGGGATGTTCACGTTGTTACGACATTGACGGCGTTCAGGACGTGGCTGGCGAGCGCAAAGTTCCCGGTGGTGATTGACCCTGATTTTGCGGGTGGAACTGGTAACGACCAAACAATTTATAGTGACGATGCAAATTATGCCACCGCTCACGCTACTGGCGATAAAGCAATTGCCGCAGACTTATATACAGGACAGATGTTATCTGGTGGCGTTTATTATGTATATCGCAGCGTGTTGAGTTTTGACACATCGAGCATTGATGATGGGCAAGCAATCTCGCAAGTGAACCTAAAAATGACGGTGCATTATGAACAATCCGCGACTGATTTTGATGTTCAAATTGTGAAATATGACTGGGCTGGGATTACCAATATAGATACATTATTTGATGGGGTATTAGCGGCAACGGCTGATGATAATATCTTCTGTAACACAGCAGGAAAATCGGCAGGGTCACAATATACAAGCGGCAACCTATCAACAACTTGGGTAAGTAAAACAGGAACCACGTATTACGGGTTGCGTTCAAGTCTCGATGTGGCGGAAACCGCACCGAGTGGAAACGATAGATTCGTTTTGTATGACGAGGAAGCCGTAACAGAAGGCTACCGCCCCGTCCTGACTGTCACCTACACGGCGGGGGGGGTTCCCAAACACTATCTGCATTATGCACGATTGAGAGGTTAATATGCAATTTCTAAAACAATCAACAGCAGTGACTATCAAGTTAGGTCCGTTCATAGACGATACGGATGGCAAGACCGCCGAAACTGGCTTGACGATTTCACAGGCTGACATCCGCTTATCAAAGAATGGCGGTGATATTGCACAGACTAACGATGCGACTGGCGCAACACATGACGAGTTAGGCTATTACAACGTTCCGCTTGATGCAACCGACACCAACACTTTGGGCAGGTTACTGGTTGCAGTCCACGAATCAGGGGCGTTACCAGTCTGGAAAGAATTTATGATTGTGACTGCTAACGTTTATGACACGCTATGCTCAACTGACAGCCTTGACGTGAATGTAACCAGCCTTGCAGATGATGTGATTACTGCGGGTAAGTTTGACGAATCTACCGCCTATCCCTTGAAGTCAGCCGACACAGGGGCAACAGCTCTGGCACGCACAGGTGCTGATAGTGACACACTGGAAACGCTATCAGATGAGATTGCTGCAGTGAAGGCAGAAACGGCTTTGATTGTGGCGGATACTGGAACGGATGGGGTAGTGCTGAAAGCGGCTGGGCTTGCTGAAGATGCGGTGAATAAGATTGTTGACCAAGTTTGGAACGAGGCTATCGCTGACCACACTACAGTCACCACTTTCGGCGGAAAGAATCAGAAGGTAGTTCCTTCAGAAACTATCAACGATTACAAGGCGGATGTTTCGGCTATTACTGGTGCATCACTTTCTGCTACTGGAATTGATGCCATAGTTGATGAGGTTATCGTTGGCACTTATACCATGAGACAATTGCTGACAGTCTTTGCTTCTGCATTGGCAGGAAAGTTGAGTGGCGGTGGAACTACGACCTTGACCTTCAGGGGTATCAATGATGCCAGCAACGTGATAGTGGCAACAGTGGATGCAAACGGAAACAGAAGCGATTTGACCATAACGGTGTAATATGGCTGATTATATTCAGACAAGCTCATACTGGGGCAATAGCTATTGGGGCACGTATTACTGGGGAGTAATAAGCACAGTCTCTTTTGACTTCGCTGAATACTATGATGTGGACGTGATCATGAACCGCACGCTGAACTTTGATGCAGTTATGAACAGGACGCTGGACTTTGCGCCTATCCTGAACAAGACGCTGAATTTCACTTACGAGGAGTTACAAGACTTATGACAGTTAATTCAGATATTATCCATGTTGGGGATGTTGGCACGGTTATCACGCTGACTATCTATGAAGATGACGGCACTACCGCCGTGGATGTTTCCAGTGCCACGACCAAGACGATTTACTTCAAATCGCCGGCTGGGACGAAAAAGAACGCAGCCGCCAGTTTCACTACCGATGGTACTAACGGAAAGATTTACTACACCACCGTTGCTGGATTCATAGATACTGCTGGCGTCTGGGAAGTGCAGGGGTATGTTGAGATCGGGACGGCGAAGTATTACTCCACGAAGGGTAGAATCAGAGTGTACGGAAACCTGGCGTGATATAATAAAGGTATGGGGATGACGGGCTGGCTTGCGCATTATACGGGTTCATACGCAGCTCGGCGCAAAACGTGGGTTCAACTCCCACCATCTCCATTAGCAGGTTACAGCTTTATCCTGTCACTGCTCTGGCGCGAAGGCGAGCAACAGGCTAAATCCACAAGTAATTGTGGTATTATAAATACACAGTGTCCGTGAAGCCTATCCCGATTCTGGTGACGCGCAACTGCACGAGACCCGCTGACTGGTAGTGCACGCCAATGCTCAGCTAACGACAGCCCCCAGCGCGCAACGGGGGCTGTTTGTTTTGTATAACACATTCCATCGGTTCTGTTGTATAAACATATTTATGTCTCATATCTGTTATACAAATCCGCAATACAAATGCAGTTCTGTACAGGTTGTCTGTACAGGTCAATAGACAAAATATGTCTATTATCATATATTAAAAACGTTAAAAACCTTACATGACAATCCAGTCATGTATTAATTCTTGTGTAATTATGCAATCTTATTGCGGATATTCCACCAGCCGATGAATGAATTTCTATCAATGAATGAATAGATTTATACAAACCCACATAGTTCGTATGAGTTATGTGATCGCACCCACATTTTACGTATGATTAACTGGAGTTAAGGTTTATTCTTATGAGTGGTTAATGTCCTAAATTGTGCATCGTAATATACGAAAAGGAGATTATTCGGATTTTATGCATTATGGGTGCAGGCGTCATTCATGATATACTGAGTTAATACGGAGGTAAAAATGGACTTATTAAATGACAACTTACTCGATATTATTGAAAAAGAAGATGCGGATCCAAACGATAAACAACTTGCACTGCTCATGATGATCCGTAATAATCTCATTTCAATCAAACATTGGCTTACCTTATTTGGAATAGTATTCATCTTTACCCTGGTAATCACTTTGTTAAGAGGACTCATCGGCCTATAGTCCCCAGTTCTCAACTGGACTTGCACGTCTATGCGCCTCTTTGATATCTGATTGGGATATCACCAAATAGTGTCTGACCATATCGAGCGTGGTATGGCCCAACGTCTCCTGGAGCGTATAAATGTTTGGATGATTCCTGAGATACTCCACCGCAAAAGTATGGCGGAAATCATGCGGGGAGTAGATAGGAACGTGCGCCTTTTGACATAATCTTCTCAACATCAGGTTGATCGCATTCCTACCGAGCTGGTGGCCTTTCTCATTTGAAATCAGGTATTCACTTGGTATCTGCTGTGGTTTGTATCTCCAGATCACCTGGGCAGTTCGCGAGCTGATACTCACTATTCGCTCCTTGTGGCCTTTTCCAAACACTTTTATTGTCATTTGCTTTAGATCCAAATCCGAGCACTTCACATTCACGAGCTCGCTAACTCTCATTCCAGTATCTAATAACAAAAGGATTATGGCCAGGTTTCTTTTCGCGCTCGGTATCGTATGTGTGCAGCTGCGCTTTCCAGGGCGATTATAGGGTGTACTGCGAGAGGTTACTGCGAGAATGGCCTTTATGTGCTCGAATGGAATTGGTTGAATAACGCGCTTCTCCGGTTTTGGTCTCTTGATACCGAGCATAGGATTATCTGACCGGAGATCCTCTTCATTGACCCACTTATAAAAGACCGACAGACCAATGTGATAATTGAGTAAGGTTTTGTTTGATACTTGCTGATTTGCCAGGAATTCTCTTATGTAGGTCCTTGTCGCTATTTGTGGATCCACGAATGAGACAAACTTATTGAGTGTATTCAGATAATCTGATATGGTATGCTCTGACAATTTTCGCGCTCTGCATGAAAGCACAAATCCATTTAACCATGTGATTGCCGGTTGCTCTGTATTTCTCATTTTAATGAACCAGTGGATACACGGTTAGCCTTTTTATCTATTCCATGTATCCACTTGTCGGGGCGGGCGGATTTGAACCGCCGACCTCACGGACCCGAAC